CTTACCCGACTAACGTCCAATTCGGCACACCTGGCGCATTGAACTGTGATGATCTTGGACTGATCTGGTTGAAGCATGTCGCTCTTTTCAGTCGCCCAGGCATGCTCTTTAACCATTCCCTGATCCTCTTGGTGCCAAAAGAAACCGTTATTCCCGAGGATTGCCACCTGGAGAAGTGGGGTAGCGTGAAACGGTTTGCCGAGAATTCGAAAGTCGAGCAATGGCCGCTGGGACCCAATCTCATCTTCGAACAAATCATTTGGCTCCAGTACAACAACAAGCTTTCGGGTCCGTTCCTCTGGTGCGAACCCGATTGCCTGCCGGTCGTGCCCGATTGGCTGGAACGCATCGACGAGGAATACCGCCATTGCGGTAAAGCATTCATGGGCGCGAACGTCGAGCAACAGGTGATTAACAAAGTCAAGATCCCCAGGCACATGACCGGGAACGCCGTTTATCCGCATGAAACCTATAAGCTGGCACCGAAGATCCTCGAAGCGCGCATGACGCCGTGGGACGTTTACGCGGCTGACCAAATCCTCCCACAAGCCTATTTCACCGCCCAGATCCAGCACGAATATCGGCATGCCGAGATTGCTGACCGGCGCGAACTTGCCACCATCCTCCATCCGGAGACTACGCTATTTCACTCTGATAAATACGGCGCTATCGCTCGCATCTTCGGACGTGCGGAACAACCGCGAGGCAAGCCTTTAGTGGAAGTGCTTGCTAAGCAGGACGATACCGCAGCGCCCGATGTCATAGCACCGGATATGGACAGCATGCTCGAGCAAATCATCAATCATTGCCATTTCGACCTCGAGTTTCGCAAAAGAGCCGCCTATAAACTGGTCGAACACGGAGTCGTGAACCGTGGGCATTGTGCGAATTACGACAAGATGAAAAAGAAGTTAGAGGCTGCTCATGCCGCCAAAGAGCCACAACCTGAGCCTGCAGCCTGACGGCACCCGCTGGCCGTTCTATTTCGAGCGTTTTCCTGTAAATCCTTCGCTGATCCAGAAACTGCTCTATTGCGGGCTGCACGAGCCGGACCCCGATCTCAAAGAATTCTATCGAGGTCGCTACTATTATCGCAAAGCTGCCATCGGGATCATGTGGCGCGCGAGCGACGTAGTCTGGCATCCGTGGATCGATCGGATGCTGGCAAGCTGGTGCCAGTACAATTGGATCACCTGGACAGGACCGGCGGCCAGCGGCAAGTCATTGGCAGCGAGCCTATTCGCTCTCGAGTACTGGCTGGAGGAGCCGTGGGCGACCAGCGTTATCATGGCCAGCACAACCAAGAGCGCCCTCGCGCGCCGGCTCTGGTACTACGTGCAGGATCTCCACGCCAAGATTCCCGCCGAGATCGGGAACAAAGGCGAACCGGTCTATTCGGAGTACATGGTCCGGTGGAAAATGGGAGATAAAAAGAACGGCATCTTTGGTCTGGCGGTCGAAGAAGGTCCTTTGGAGGAAGCGCTGCATAACCTGATTGGCTACCACAACAAGCGGGTCGCCCTGATCGTAGACGAGGGTCCTGGCGTGCGCGAGGCTCTCTTCGGTGCCTGTGACAACCTCTCCAAGAACCCAGAATTCAAGTTCCTGATGATGGGCAACGCCGAGAGCAGGGAAGATCCCCATGGACGCTTCAGCGAACCAATGGCCGGCTGGCACGCGATAGACCCTGCGACCGATACCGAGTGGGAAACCCAAGGCGCCATGGCAAAGGGCAACGGCGTGTGCGTCTTCTTTGACGGACGCAAAAGTCCCGCTATCACCGAACCAGATGGCGAAAAGAAATACCCTTTTTTGATCAACCAGCGGCAAATCCAAGACGCATTGGATTACTACAAAACCGACGAAGATCCAAGGTTTTGGTCGCAATCAATCGGGTACTGGCCTCCGGTGTCAATCAAACGCACGGTCTTGGACGAACGAATTGTCTATAATAACCACGTCACCCAGCCGGCGACCTGGTACACGTCGTTTCGATGGTGTGCAGCTCTTGACCCCAGCTACGAAGGGGGGGATCGCAAAGTTTTCCAGGCGTTCAAACTTGGGCAGCTTGGAGGCGATGATCATAACCGATGGCAGATAGAGTTCGCCAAACCCGTCGAGCTCAAAATATCCATCCGGCAAGACGAGGAAATCCATTATCAGATCGTCCATCAATGTGTCGACCTCTGTGAAAACCTTAACATTCCAGCGGGTCGGTTCGCGATTGGCTCCTCCGGTGAAGGTGGAGGGCTATTATCTATTTTCCGACGTGAATGGGGACCGGTCGTAGGGATCGAGGAAGCTGGCATCGTATCTGAGCGCCCGGTTTCCCATTCCAATCCTAAACCTTGCTGCGAAGAATACGACCGCGTGGTGACCGAACTCTGGTTCGCCGTGCGCGAATTTGCGATTCACGGGTGTTTGCGCGCCATGCCCGCCGAAGCGATTAGGGAGTTTTACACCAGGCGCTGGGATATTCAGGCCAGAAAAGTTCGCCTCGAGACCAAGAAGGAATTATCCAGGCATTTCCGTCGTTCACCCGATTATGGTGATGCGGTCGCTTTTTGTGTGGAGCTGGCCCGCCGCCTCGGCGCGATTGCCGGTAACCCCGAATTGTCCAAGGTCGATCCGTGGGGTAAAGAGCTCCAGGAAGAATACGATCTCATGGTCGCCGGGGAAAACACCTATTCAACCTCCGGAGGAATGAACTACGATTACTAAACCGCAAAGGAAAGGTAATTCGGGCGCCCTGATCAGGAACCTCGATAAAGAGCAAGGCAATCCCGACCACGAAAAGTGGGCTGATTATAAAGGAGATTGCGAGATCGAGGGAATCCATTATTGGATGAGCGCCTGGATCAACGTGTCTACCAGAGGCACTAAATACTTGGGAATCAGATTCACAAAAAAGCTGACTCGCAACCCGACCGCTGACGTCGATGCAAAAGCTTCTTGAAAAAGATACAATCCCTCCTGACGGCATGCGCTATTTTCAGTCCGAGACGCGGACCTGGATTCGAGCGGCCGATTACTTGGATCTGTTCGTTAAGGTGCGCGAACATCGCCTGGCAAACAATTTGCCGTTACCCACTTTTTGGGAAGCCGAGGTCGAAGACCAACTTTGCCACATGCTCCCGCCAGGGTTGTGCAAAGAGCAGAGTCCGGCTCAAGCCATCAACGCGTTCACAAGGCTATCGTGGGAGCAAGTCACGGGCGGAACTCGAACTCTAGTCGACTGGGCCGCTCACGGGCTCAAAAAAGTGTCTCAGGAGTTAGCCGATTCACGTGCCAACACCTGTAGCCGGTGCTACTTCAACGTCGCCGTCAGCGGCGGATGCGGCTCTTGCAACCAACTGCAAAACCTCGCTGCCCAGTTTACCCACGGTCGACGAACGCCCTCCGATCCATTTTTACGCGCCTGCTCGGTATGCCATTGCTCGCTCCAGGTAAAATGCTGGACGCCTATAGAGAGTATTGATAAAGGAACTCCTGATACATCGAGATATCCAGAATTCTGCTGGGTGCGCAATGAACTAGGCGAATTCAGGAGACAGAAAGCATGAAGGTGATCCCCCTAACCAAAGGTATGGTGACGGTCATCGATGACGACGACGATCACATCGTCTCAAAATTCACTTGGGTCGCCAGCCTGCAACCCGCATCGGTATGACCAAGGAGGAATGGTTAAAAACGCGTAAAGAGCTGGCTGAATATTTAGACCGATTGGACGAGCATCTTCGCCGTACTCTTCCTTGGTACTGCGCAGTTGCCCGAGAACATGACGACTATGTCATGGAATGCGGATTCGATAAAACCGAGCCGACGAGGGAAGGTTTTCTGAAATGGAAAAAGCAATGTGGATACGTTGGCAAACGGGCTAGAAACAGAGGCAGGTAATATATGAGCTGGGAAAGCATGTTGCTTGATAGTATCTCGACGGAAGATCCGTTGACCGGCAAGAAACGCTTAGACATTCCCGATACCAGGGTAAAGGACTGTTTCTCAGCTCGACAGATTTGTCTCAAGATGCTCGACAATGACCGGTTGCGAGCCCGCGAACGAGCAAAAGTGCAAGCGATGATCGATGGCAATCAACCCTATGACCCGGTCAAGCTCCGGAGTCTGGGTCAAGGCTGGCGCACTAACTTAAATTTCATGGAGGCGCACAGCAACGTGCAGAGCGTCAAAACGCCTTACTTCGCGCTGATCGGATCTGTGCCGGTGTACGCCGAGATCAAGACGCTCGAGGGCGGTGCGAACCAGACGTTGTACTCCTCAATCATCACCCGCGAATTTTCCAGGATGATCAGGAACTGGTCGGATTTCTCCTACCAAATGCAGAAAGCGCAGCAGGAATTGGTCAAATTCGGAGTCGGACCTGTGCTGACGCCGGACCCATACAACTGGCGCTTCCAGGCCTTGAGGCACCGGGACCTCCTTGTCCCGGAGCACGGTTCGGCTAGCCCGAGCGAATGGGCATATTTCGCGATTCGCACCGAAATGCAAGCAATGGATCTCTGGTATCCTGTGATGCCGGAAAACGAGGAGTACTCACGCGAGATCGGATGGGATATCGAAATGACGCGCGAAGCCGTGATGCTCGCCAGTCGAGACATTTTCGGCGGACGCCTGACGTGGGACGGGCGCAACTGGGAGCAATGGCAAACCGCATTTAAAAACAACGACATTTACATGAGTTTGGTCGCCGCCGAAGCGGTGATGTGTTACCACCTCTTCATCAAGGAATACAGCGGCAAACTCAGCCATTACATTCTGGCCGAGAACGCGCTCTTGCCGGATTTCTTGTTCAAACGAATCAATCGTTACGACACCACCAACCAGGTCCTAACCATCTTCCGGAACGACGTCGGCAACGGTGATTACCATTCCATCCGCGGTCTGGGCAGGCTGCAATATCAGCACGTCGAATGCACCAATCGGCTTAAGTGCCACCTATTTGATATGGGCATTGCGGGTACGGCTATCAACCTTAAAGCGTCAACCAGCAAGTCCCGTGACGAGTTGATGCTGATGCAGTATGGACCGGTCAATATCTTGCCGCCTGATGTCGACCTCGTGCAAAACCGGGTAGTCGGATTTCTGTCGGATGCGATTACACTTGATCGCGAATTATCGAGTCATCTTTCGGCTAACCTTGGAACATTTCGCAAAGGAGTCGGCTACGGCACTCAGCAGACACGGCCGACAGCTACCCAGGTCCAGCAGGACATCATCACGACAACCCAGATCACTGAGGGTCAGATGATCCTGCATTTTTTGGATTTGGACCAGTTGTATGAGCAAATGTATCTCCGGGCATCTGATCCGAATTCGCCTGACAAAGAAGCCAAAGCATTCCAGAAACGATGCCGCGATCAGGGTGTGCCAACCATCGCGCTTCGGAACTATGATTTCGTTAGAGCCACCCGGACGGCCGGATACGGTTCGCCCCAAATGCGCCAGGTCCGTTCCCAGCAGATGA